CATGGGCAGTTCCTTTTGCACAGATAATAGATGCTCAACGTGCAATGGGTGTACGTGGAACAGAATATAAAGACGTGGCAGAAGACCCTACACTAGACCCTATTACTACCTTTGGCAATGAAATTAAAAGATCGTTTCAGCAACGTGGGTTTGCTTTGTCACCAGAGGAAGAAGCAGAACTTCCTGCAAAAGAGTATCCTTTCTATCCAGAGGGTAAGGAACGTGTACTACCAGCATTTAAACTTGCAGGTGTAACCCTTACCTCACGTCCACCTGCAACTGCTGAGTATCTTATGAGTCTTGGTTTTGATTACAAACAGTTTGGAAGTAAGTCTAAAGTACCTAGTATAAAAGCATTTGAACAACGTATGATCAATGGACATATGGATGCTTTGGTTAGTATGGCGCAAGGACAAGAAGATAGACTACGTAAAGAATATGAAGCTGCATCGGATGTGGTTAAAGAGGAGTTTACTGTTGAAGAATATGTAGCAAATAAGGTACGCCCTTTAATAGCTGAAAAATTAACAGAGTTTAAATCTAAGATACGTGAAGGTGCTATAGCTCAAGGCGATAGCTATGCAAGAGCAATAACAAAGTATCGTAGGATACAACCTCAGTTCCGTAAACTTGCAAGCACAGACTTTATAGAAAGGTTCAACAGGCAACCAGATGCAAGTGACCCTGACGATATTAAGATTTTAATACAGATTGCAAAAGCATACAAAGAAGCATATTAAATAAATAAGGGGGCAATTAAGCCCCCATTTTTTTGTCTATCGTTTGTCTCCACTTCCACCAATAGTACCTGCATTCTTTCTGGCACTTAACTTGGCTTGGTTCTGACCTGCTATCATACCTAGTGTGAGGTTGAGGTCAGTGGCAAGTGCCGCACAGTACCATAGTACATCCACTATCTCACTGGCAATCTGTTCTCGCCAATCATCGGGACGTTTATCTGGACCGTCACGTATGAGCTTCTTAACTTTGTTAGCTACTTCACCTGCTTCCCCTGCCAAACCAAGTGCAGGGTATATTATTTTGTGCTGATCAGGATAGATAGCTGTACTTGATGCATTCCTTTGATACGAATTAAAGTCAGACATGCTGTACTTCTCCTTTAGAAACTGTTCTGCCTCTGCCCGTAGTTCGTTCATACTCCTTAATCCTTTTTAGTTGATCGTAGTAGGCTTTATTAAACCCACGTTCCCACTCACGATGTTGCATCGTATGGATGCTGAATGGGCTAGACAACTTGTGTCCACTCTTAAAGGCACTATAGCCCATCTGAAACTGCACACGTAATGGTGCATCGTACTTACCCAAGCCACGTTCTTTTCTGTTAAGTTTCTTTGGCATAGTAAATCTCCTTATGCTACGTTAATTAATTCAGCCTCTGTGTATGGGATGTGATAGAACTTCTCACCCTTCACAATGTTACGTCCGTATGCTTCACGTAATCTTTCCTTAGTCAAGCTAGTATCTTTGATACGCCACACTTGCTTTAGGTCTTTACGAAACACGTAGAAGTTAAGCACCCCATTCTCTCCCTCATACTTCTCAATCAAACGTCCCTTACGTTCTGGTATACGTATCTCTGCCCAATGTGTAGGCCAATCCCCTGACCATGCGACCTTTACTTCTGCTTCATTAAAGTATGTATAGTCTTTCTTAGTTGATACTACATCTACATTGTAGTCCTCTTCTGCGTTTGTAATCTCGTGACCTACACTTTGCAGATATTGTACGAGGGTTGTTTTTGCTGGTGCATCATAGGCATCATACAATGCTCTACTAAACTGTTTACGTGTTCCCATTATCTTTCTCCTTTTATTGTTGGTTTCCCCCCACCCCGTAAGGTGGGGAAATTATTATGTCAAGTCTACTATTTCACACACGTCACCAGAGCAAGCCATAGTTTGCATTGCTACAGTGTTATCGTCTTTCTCGTACTCAGACAGCCCAGCCCAATTAATCTTCTTGGGCATAACAGATAGTAACATATCATAGTCACTCTTGCCAACCTCTTGATACGGTGCTTGCTGATATGTGTGTTCATTGTATGGTAAAAATGACACACCTGACATCTCATCAAAATGTTTGTACACGAATGCACCCACCTCAAACCATTCATCCTTACGTACATTACAAGTAATGCTTGGCTTGTGCTCACACCAATGGCGTTGATACATGAGCCATGTCTCTAGCTGTTGAATGGCTGACAGATCAGACGTTACAATAGCCTTACGAGGTGACTTAACAGGGAAGCTGAACACTGTAGTGGCATCAGGCTTCATAACGTCTGGCTCATTAGGTATACCTTGATCCTTCATAAACTGTGTCAAGGGGTCTTTATCATCACCACGCACAGTACGGATATAATAGGGACTATGGCGAGGGTGTATGCCAGAGGCACTATCCACCAGTTGCGAGACTGTTCCTGACGGCTTGACGCAGCTAATAGCAGTAGCAACAGGTATACCAAGACGGTCAGCCCATTCAGCATTAGTAGATACAGCAATCCCACGTAGATGTTCAAGGGTCTTATCCAATCCTTTGTTTGCGGTAGTCATCAAGGGGTTGTCCATTATCCCTGTGAGAGACACACCGAGCAATCGTTCCTCTTCTGTATTTCGTTGCCACACCTTTCGCAGATATGGGAACTTTGTGTACGTGCTTTGGATCGTCCCAAGTATTGTGGCGAGTCTGACTTTTCTAGCCAAGTCTTCCAACGAATCTGTGGCACGTACCACAACTTCCGTAAGGTTACAGAACTGATATGGACGCAGAATAATTTCACTGCATGGGTTAGTTCCAAACTCCCAATCAGGGTCACGTCTACCATACTTTGCAGCTTGTTTCTTACTTGCCTCACGATTGAATATACCACGTTCACCACTCCCACTTTCTACTAATGACATCCATTCACGCATGAAGGATACTGCATCTGGTTTCTCTGTATAACTAACACTGTTATTAGCTAATGCACGTTGTGGTTCATTCTCCCACCACTGTCCTGACTTAGCATGACGCATACGGTCATCACTCAGGTTACTCAATGAAATCATAGCTGACCTACGTACACCACCAACTACGACTACCTCACCAATCTTGCACATGATGTCGTGACATTCAATGCTAGATAGCCTACGTCCTTGTGCATCTTTAAATATCCGTACCACAAAGTTGAACAAATCCACCAGAGGTGCAGGTCCACTTGCCCTACCACCAAATGTTTTTAGTCTAGCCCCTGCAGGACGTACACGTGAAACATCCCACTGTGGTATCTCACCTGCCCAAAGAAGAGCCATCACTTGTCTGAGAGATTTAGCCCAACCTTCTTTGCTATCCTTCACAACGACTGTGGTATCACTGTCGAACAACTCAGGGACTTCGGGAAGTTTACTAATGAACTGCCTCTCAACACTGAAGCCAACACCAGTACCACACAAGAGGATGAACATAGCCTCATCGAAGGACTTAGGGTCATCTATGGGTAAGTAGCTACAGTTGTACATGCAGGTGTTATCCCTGTCTGCTGCTGGACCTGCTGTCATCATGGATCGCATGGATGGCATAACCTGTAGGTCAAGTATTGCATCTGAGATTTCTACTGCTACACCATTTTGAGGTGGGTCAGAACGGTCTAAGACTGTATCGACAACGTTGGTCATATAACGTCCTATAGTTTCAGCCCAATTCTCCCTGCGTCCTACATCGTCAAGCCATCGTGCATAACGTGACTTGTGTATGAAGGATTGATAGTCAGTAGATAGGTAGTTCTGTATCATATCTATTCTCCTAATACTTTAATTGTTTTTATACTCATTCCATCTACATCGTAGATAAACTCCTGTAGTGCTTCCTTGATTTCTTCATCAACAAAACCATCTACAGGAATAGGATATTCATCTTCGTCTAGTTCCAGTGTAAGATATACCTTAACCACCATCACCAGACTCTTCCTCTATTAACTGGTTTAGATACCACTGTGCTTTCTGCAAGTCCTCTACACCATTCTTATATCTGTATCGCCATAGGTACTTCATAATGTTACCCTGTAGGTAGTACTGATAACCTTCCTCTCCTGTTGCGGCACGAATAGCATCAATACATTCTATACCTGCATAGTTATAGTGATCGGGTGAGTTTACCATGTCTACATCTGCAGTTAGCTTGGGTTCTACTTTATCTGACATACGTATCTCCTTATTTAAAGTTAAGTTCTATTACATTACTACCCTGTTTACTAGTTACCTTGGGTATTTTTTCTTGCTCTTCTTTTTGTACACTCTCTGCGTACTTGTACAGTACCTCTCTAATCATTTCATTCTCTTCCATAGCAGGTACAGAAGCAAGTACCATATGCACAAGGCGCATTAAGTTTAGGTAGTCATCATCGTCAAGATAGTTTTCATCGGTAGTTGTGTTACCGACTAGCAACTCCCCTGTCCACTTACCTTTCTCGTCTAGAAATGGACTGATACGTATAATGAAATCATTAGGATCAAAGTCAAGTAGTATTTTCTCATCTGCCACATTTAATTCCTCTTCACTTTTTTGTGTGGGAAGTGTATCAAGTCAGGATGCATGTCCTTACCCTTCTCATTGAGCCATTCCTCTGGGATGATCCTGTCATAAAACGGAATCTTGTTTCTCTCGCACCACTGACCGTAGGTAGTCTTAGCACCCTTACTCAGCTTACGTCTACTACTTTCAAACACAAACCTAATGTCTAGCTTTGGATGCTGTTTCTTAATAGCCGCATGTTTACGTCTGTCAT